ATCTATATTCCGTTAAAAAAAGCATCCACGATAGATTTAGTGTGAGCATCTAACTCACTTCTATCTGTATCTTTGTTCCAAAAATAATCTTCACCATCATCACATTTAATGATAACTAAAGCTTCATTTTCTACAGTCTCGGATGGTTTAAAACAAGTGACTGTTAATACTACTTTACTAGACATTGTTTTCTAACTCCTCTATTCTTGCTATTAGTTCTTCATAGCCTTCCATATCTCCTAATCCTTTTGGAGGATGTGAGTCTTCTGCTAGTTCTTTTATAGCCTCTATTAATAGTGGGACTAACTTGTCATACCATACTGTTAGATATTTCTCATCAATAGGAGCTTCTGTTACTACTTCTGGTAACACATCTTGTACCTCTTGAGCTGATACACCAACTTGTCTCCTGTCATTTTCATAACCAAGTTGTTTAGCTGTCTCATTTTCTTTAAAGTAGTAACCACTTAGAGCTAATACTTTTTCTAGAGCATTAGGTATAGTACCCTCAAAGTCTTTTAGTCTTGCATCAGAATAGAAAGCTGTAATGTTATTAGTTGCTCTAATTTCACCTGCTGTAGTTGAAGCTGCTGTCCCAATACCTAAGCTATTAACTTGTGCATTTGAGTTTGTAGTAAATCCACCATCAGCACCTACTTCACCTTTCTGTCCTTTAGAACCTACTTCACCTTTCTGTCCCTTAGAACCTACTTCACCTTTCTGTCCTTTAGAACCTACTTCACCTTTCTGTCCTTTAGACCCAGTACCAGTAGCTCCTTTCTGACCTTTATCTCCATCAGTACCGTCAGTACCATTTGAACCATCATTACCGTCACTACCTGCTACACCCTTCTGACCTTTCTCACCTTTCTGACCTTTAGAACCTCCAGCACCTGTTTCACCTTTTTGTCCTTTTTGTCCTTTAGAACCGTTAGTTCCATTAGTTCCATCAGTTCCATTAGTACCTGCTGCACCCTTCTGACCTTTATCTCCATCAGACCCATTAGTACCGTTATTACCATTCGTACCTGCTGCACCTTTTTGTCCTTTAGAACCTCCAGCACCTGTTTCACCTTTCTGTCCCTTAGAACCATTAGTACCGTTAGTACCGTTAGTACCTGCTTGACCTTTCTGGCCTTTATCTCCATTAGAACCGTTAGTACCGTTAGAACCATTAGTACCTGGTTCACCTTTTTGTCCCTTAGAACCGTTAGAGCCGTTAGTACCTGATGCACCTTTTTGTCCTTTCTGTCCCTTAGAACCATTGCTTCCATTAGTTCCATTTGAACCGTTAGTACCTGCTTGACCTTTCTGACCTTTATCTCCGTCAGCACCATTAGTACCATTTGAGCCATTGCTGCCGTTAGTACCTGCTGCACCTTTCTGACCTTTATCTCCATCAGAACCATTAGACCCATTAGAACCGTTAGTACCTGCTTCACCTTTCTGTCCTTTAGAACCGTTAGAACCATTAGACCCATTGTTACCTGCCTGACCTTTCTGTCCCTTAGAACCATCAGAACCATTAGTACCGTTAGAACCAGCAGTACCTACTTCACCTTTTTGTCCCTTTGAACCTGTGCCACCTGTACCACCTACTTCACCTTTCTGTCCTTTAGACCCATTACTACCGTTATTACCGTTAGCACCTACTTCACCTTTTTGTCCTTTAGAACCATCGCTACCGTTACTACCGTTACTACCGTTAGAGCCTGCTTGTCCTTTTTGACCTTTGTCTCCTGTTCCACCAGTAGAACCTACTTCACCTTTCTGTCCCTTAGAACCATTACTACCGTTAGAACCAGAAGCACCTACTTCACCTTTCTGTCCTTTAGAACCGTCATTACCATCGTTACCAGCTCCACCTGTTGCACCTGTTTGACCTTTCTGGCCTTTCTCTCCTTTAGCACCTGTTGAGCCAGTAGAGCCGACTTCACCTTTCTGTCCTTTAGAACCTGTAGCTCCTACTTCACCTTTCTGACCCTTAGAACCAGTAGAGCCTGTAGAACCTACTTCACCTTTTTGACCTTTATCACCTTGGTCTCCAGTTCTTGCAAAGGTTACAATTAAGTCTTCACCATTTGAGAATGAAGATGCTGAACCACTTACATAACCTACAGGAACTTTAAAATATCCTGAAGCTTCTGTTATAGAACCACTAATTGTAAACAGAGCAAAGTCTGAAGCATCTAATTTATTTGATATTCTTACATGACCTTTAATAGTAGAATCACTATCATCAATAGTTCTTAGATAACTTTGTATATCAGTACCACCTGAATCTTGGTCATCAATATATAATATACTTGCACTAGATACAGTACCGTTATTTAATCTTAACTCACCGTTACCTGGGTCTGCATCTGAAGTACCTGTATCAAAGTCATAAGCAAATGTTTGTCCACCAAAGTTTCCTTCTTGTCCTTTTACACCTTTCTGACCTTTCTCACCTTTCTGACCTTTAGAACCTGTAGCACCTACCTCACCTTTTTGTCCCTTAGAACCTGTAGCACCTACTTCACCTTTCTGGCCTTTCTCACCTTTCTGTCCTTTAGAACCATCATTACCGTCATTACCAGCAGCACCTGTGTTACCTGTTTGTCCTTTTTGACCTTTCTCTCCTTTAGAACCTGTAGCTCCTACTTCACCTTTTTGTCCCTTAGAACCATTTGAACCGTTACTACCACTAGCTCCTACTTCACCTTTCTGACCTTTATCACCGTCAGAACCATTAGAACCTGCTGAACCTGTAGCACCTACTTCACCTTTCTGTCCTTTAGAACCTGTAACACCTACTTCACCTTTTTGTCCCTTTTGACCTTTAGTACCGTCTGAAGCAGCACCATCAACACCTGCTTCACCTTTTTGACCTTTGTCTCCTGTAGCTCCTACTTCACCTTTTTGTCCTTTAGCACCTACTTCACCTTTTTGACCTTTGTCACCGTCAGCACCATCATTACCGTCACTACCACTACTACCGTTAGAACCAGCAGCACCTGTAGCACCTACTTCACCTTTTTGACCTTTAGAACCAACTTCACCTTTTTGTCCTTTGTCTCCTGTAACTCCTACTTCACCTTTCTGTCCTTTAGAACCAAGAACTCCACCTTCACCTTTCTGACCTTTTGTACCTTGTAAAGCTACATCTTCTATAGTTCCTTTTTCCCATGCATCTGCTGAAACATCATAGAAAGCAACTAAGTCTGTTGCTACTGCATCAGTTGCTGTACTAAATCCTGTTAAGGCACTACCAACATTTGCTGAGTCTGTTACATCAGCATTAGCTTCAATAGCATTTAATTTAGTGTGGTCAGCATCTGTAAAGACATTAGAGTCAGAAGCATTCTCGACTGCTGTTCTTATTTCTGCATCTGTTTGGTCTGCTGTAGCATTAGCCTCTATACCATCTAATTTAGCATGGTCTGCTGTTGTAAAGTTTTCATCTGTCTGAGATGCTACAACAAAATCTATTGTGCCGTCTCCATCTTGATATGTAACAGTAATACCTGTTTCAGTATTACCACTAAGCATGCCACCTACTATATCTTGTATTTCTTCATCTGTTTGGTCTGCTGTAGCATTTGCTTCTATACCGTCTAACTTACTTTCATCTGCATCAGTAAATGCATTTGTATCTGAATTACCTTCATATAAAGCTTTTATTTCACTAGCAGTTTGGTCTCCTGTAGCATTTGATTCTATTGCATTTAGTTTAGTGTGGTCAGCATCTGTGAATACATTTGAGTCTGTTGCTGCTTCAACTAATGTTCTAATCTCGGCTGCTGTTTGGTCTGCTGTCGCACCACTCTCAACTGAATCAAGTTTTGTTTCTTGAGCATCAGTCATTAATCTCTTATCGGATGCATCAGTAAAATTAGTTGTACTAAATGTTGGAGATGCTCCACTTATTACTGACTGGTTTAATGCTTTTACATCTGCAATACTTGCAAGTTCACTATCCATTAATGCACCTGCACTTGTTACATTAGCAGTATCTGTTACATCAGCATTAGCTTCTATACCATCTAATTTACTATGGTCAGCAGATTCAAAAGGAACTGAAGCTGTACCATTAATAGTTAATGCATCTGTTTCTAATGTACCATCAATATCTACATTACCTGATATATCTAAACTTGGAGAAACAATTTCATGTGAAAACACAAAGTTATCATTAGCTGCACTCCAGGCTATAGTTGCATCTGTTGAAGCATTAACTGCATCTTGAATTGTAATACCTGCACCATCTGCTGAACCTGACGTATCTCCTGAACCTTTGTTAAGTGTTATGTTTTGGTCTTCAACATCTAAGGTTGCAGTATTAAGTGTTGTGGTGCTTCCATTTACAGTTAGATTTCCTCCTATGGTAGCATTACCTGTAGTTGTAACTGTAGCAAAGTTTACATCTGAATCTGTTTCTACTGCTTGTCCGATAGCTATTGTAGGTGTAGCACCTTCACCTGAGTTATTACTTAGAGTAACACCAGCTCCTGCTACTAGACTATCAACATAGTCTCCTGTTGTATCTGTACTTAGAGCAACTGAGTTTGCTGCAACTGTTAAAGCAATAGAAGTATTGCCTAAGTTTGTCATAGTCCCTGAACCAGTTACATCTCCTGTAAATGTTAAAGTAGGGTCGTTGACATTAAAATCTAAAGTTCCATCACCATCTTCATAAGTTACACTAATACCACTTTCAGTATTAGAAGAAACCATAGCACCTACGATGTCTTGTACTCTTTCTGTTGTGTGATATAAATTACTTGAACCTTCTGATAGGTCATCTGTTGTAGCTGCTGCTATCCTTGCATCTGCTCTAGCATTTGTAAAGTATAAATTACTACCTTCTGTTAAATCTCCAGTATCAAACGGTGTTAGGTTAACTACTGCATCTAATGTTCCGTCTGAGTCTTGATAAGTAAGTGTAATACCTGTTTCAGTATTTCCTGAGAACATTGCCCCAGTAATATCTTGTATTCTTTCTGCATTTAGAGTTACATCACCTGAAGAAACTGTAAAGTCAGTACCATCAAAAGTAGCAACACCAGCATTTGTTTCTGTAGCTAGTTCACCTGTAATTGTAATTGTATTACCAGAACCTGAAGTATCTATACCTTCTCCACCTGCAATAGTTAATGTTTCACTATCCAGGTCTATTGCAACTGTACCACTATCAGTAGTAGCATCTAAATCTTGAGCTGTTACTTGAGCATCAACATAAGTCTTAATAGCTTTAGCTGAAGCAAGTGTTGTGTCTGTTCCTGCTACGGAAGATATATCTGTATCTAAAACTCCAGACTTAAGATTGTCTACTTCTATATTAGATAACGTATTGTTATCTGCATCTATTGTTTTGTTTGTTAAAGTTTGTGAACCTGTTAAAGTTGCTACAGTAGAATCAATAGCAACTGTTAATGTATTGCCAGAACCTGCTGTATCAATACCTGTACCACCAGCTATATCAAGAGTTTCACTATCTAAGTCAATAGATAATGCTCCACCTGAATCACCTTGGAAGTCTAAGTCTTGTGCTGTTACCTGAGCATCTACATAAGCTTTGATAGATTGTTGAGTTGCTAAAGCACTAGCACTATCAGAAGTTAATCCATCTTCATCAAGAATACTTGTAACAGTTTCACCACTACCTAATACTAAGCTATCAATATTAGCAGTACCATCAATGAATAAATTTCTCCACTCTTGGGTTGTTGAACCTAAGTCATACGTATTGTCATCGTCTGGTATAATACTAGAATCTACATCTGCACCAAAAACAACATTGTCTGATGCTGCATCTCCTAATGTTAATGTTCCTCCGTTTAATGTAGTAGTACCTGTGACAGTCAGGTTTCCTCCTACAGAAACATTACTTGTTGTAGTTATTGTATCTATATAAGCATCTTTGAATCGTAAAGCATTAGTACCTAGGTCAATGTCGCTATCTGTGACAGGAGCAATAACACCATTACCTATATAAACTTGCTGTACTGAACTGCTTGAATCATCTATGTAAAATTCAATGTGGTCATTTGTAGTATCTATTAATACTTTGTTAAGAGGTGTAGTAACCCCTGCATCTCCAATAACACCTATAACTGGGCCTTCGGCTGCTGTGCCGTCATGCTTATGTCCTGTTTGGTTATGGAAAGCATTTGCTATAGCATTATACTCATTATTGAATATTGCTGCTGTGATGGTATCGCCATCTGAAAACGTACTTTGTCGTGTATATCCTGCCATTTTTTATCTCCTGCCTGAAGGTACGTAGTCTACAAAAAATCCATTTACTGTGTATGGAGACTTTGTATCGTCACTTCTAATTCTGAACATATTACTATGTCCACTCCCTTGTAGTTGTTGTCTTACTAATGGTTTTTCTGAAGCACCAAAAACTGCTCCAATACCAAATTTTGCTTCTCCAAATAAAGATGGAGGTGGTATTCTGTCTAATATAAAATCTGCTGGCTGAGGGTGGTTAGGGTCATCATAATTATATCTAACTCTTAATACTGGAGTTACCTCACCTTCTGGGCCAAAAGATATTTTGATAAAATGTAAAGTCTTTAATGTACCTAAATCTCCATAATCAATATTAGGAGTTTCATATTCAGCAATTACATTTGCACCATCAAAACTATTTCCTTCATCATGTAGGTAAACTTTACCCTCTAAATCTCCATGAAAATATTTTTCTAGTCCGTTATTATCAAAACCTGCTGTTATTGCAGGACATTGAATACCTAATGTTTCTGACCATTGAAATCCTGCATTTGGATTAGCAGTAGAACCTGGTCTTAATGTTCCTATAATTCCTTTAGAACTTGATGTAGTGTCTGAACCTGCATCTACATAAAATAATCTATACTGAGACCTATCACCTATAACTACACTACTGATAGTAAATGAGTTAATTCTTTCTGCTATCTTTTGCACTAAAGGCTGTATTTGTTTACTAATACTACTTAACTCAATATCGCCAATTCTTGATGTACCAGCAACTGTTCTGAAACCATCTGGTGCTAAGAATATTAAGTCACCAGCAATCTCTTGTATGCTTTGACCATCTAAACAACCAACGTTGTCTGTGACAGGTACTATAGCTATCGTACTTGAATCATTTATATTTACTAACTTGTGAATACTCTCTCTACAAAATATAAATAATTCATTACGGAAACTTTTAATTCCAACTACAGCATCTTCTAAAGATATATTACCTGCCGTAGCTGCACTAAAGTTGTTGACTTCATTAACCCCACTAAAGAAAATAACGTTCTTTTGAGAAGAATCACCAGCAACAACAAAGTGTTTATCGTGGATTGTTCCTACTTTGGGAGCTACAGTTCCACTTACTGTAATCTCCTCTGTTATAAAAGTTCTACTTGTTAGAACTCCTGTTCCTTCCATTCTAAATCTGAATGGTTTATTAGCTCCGTCTACTATTAAGACATCACCAAAATCACTAGCACCTTCAAAAACATCAAACGTACATTGTCCTTGATTAGTTCTAGCTAGTGTGCTTCTTCCTGTAAAGGTAGTGTAGTTATCTCCACTAGAAGAAACTCCTGTTCTATTTATTTGTAGCCAGCTAGTTCCGTCTTGGCTAAAAAATATCCCATCTCCTGCACAAGCTATGACTCCATCTGCATAAACTTGTAATCCTAATATTTTATTTGTGCCGTTAGGATTAACAGCATCATCTCCACCAAATCTAGTAAACCCACTAATTCGTCTATAACCACCCTCAGTACCTACTTCAAAATTTCTAAGCTTTGTAGCAAATCCTGGAGTTCTTAATAAAGCTAATGAGTTTGTAGATTTTATTAATCCACCTTCGCAAGCTACTGTAAACGGTTGTGAGTTTGCCATTAAAAGTATGTCCTATCGTCAGTTATAAACTTTGGTTGAGGATTTAAAAGATTTGATTTCATATTCTTTAAACCTTTTTTAAAATCTTCCAAAGCAAAAGCTGCTTGTTGAGGACTATCTTTGAATTGCCAAACGTAGTATCTAGTTCTAGCTGTTATTACATTTGAGTATTGGTCTGGAAAAGCTATAGTATCTCCATGTGCTGATAAAGCTGTTGGCTTTTCAAAAGCAAAGAAATGAATATTATATACTTTATCAGGTATAGGACTTATACCAAACTTTCTATTATCTGGACTTCTATAAACTCGCATAGGTTCTCCATGTGATGCATTTGAACCTTCAGCATCGTCTGTATTTTCTTGGTCTCTGTAATATCTTGTCCACTCGTCTAATGTAATATACTTTAAACTTTTAGATACAAATGGAGAAGTTTCTCCACTTACGTTAATAGTAGTAGCATAAAAGTCGTCCCAATCTATTGAAGCAAAGTCTGTTGTTATATCTGAACTTCCAGCTTTTAATGTGTACCATCTCTGTCCTGCTACAGTAGCTACAGTTACATTCCCATAGAAAGGGTCTGTACCTCCACTAGCTGAAACAGCAAAGAAAGGAAGCTGTGGTTCTTCATTAGCAATATCAAATATAGACTTATTTATAGAATCTTTAACAAACTGTTGTAAGCCTACAGCATCTCCAAAGTTAGCAGATGTTAAAGGTATCTCATTAAGTTCTCTCAATGCTTGATTTGTTAATTCTAAATAAGTTGTTGCCATTACCTACCTACTTTTTTCTGTGCTGCTTTGTGTGCTTGTGTAAAAGTTTTACCTCTTTTCATCATGTTTGTCATAGCTTTCATGTGCTTACCAGTATGATGAACTGAATGCCTTTTCATAGTTGCTTGTTGTCTAGCAGTTAAACTAGAAACATCAGCACCTTTTATCATTACTTTTTTAGTTTTTTTAGCTTTTGTCTTCATACTAATTTGGTGTTGCCATAGGTGTGTTATCTGTAACTGGCCCACCATCCATATATTGAATACGTCCACCAGTACCTTTCATCATTCTTTTTTTAGAATGCATCATACTTCCACCCATCATTTTCTTTCTTTTACCAGGCATACTACCTACGTACATTTGCTCTCTTTCTTCTTTTTTCTTTTTTGGTCGTCCTACTTGACTACCGTATGTTCCTTTACCCATTGGCATGATTTTCTCTCCTAAATTAAAAGTGGAGGAGTCCGAAGACTCCCCCTAGTCGTTATTAGTCAATAACATAGAATGCACTTACTAATGCTTCTGGTCTAAGAACTTTTGCTCCGTAGACATGAAGACCTCTCACGATGTCACCAAAAGAACTTGGGTCTCTGATAACTTCTGTTGAAAGGATTGTATTAGCAGTAGCTGTTGAACTGATATGACCTGCCATAACTTTACCACTTGCATTTGATGTTGCAGCGATATTGTTAGATTTGTACATATCAAATCCTCTTAGTTTTCCACTTGATACTAAGCCGTTTCTAATAGAACCTTGACCTGCGTTAAAGTCAACTGATAATAGCTTTGAACCAGATTTGCCTAGCTCTTCATAAAAGTCTGGGCTTGCGACAAACCATCTACCTTCTTCAGGTACATTTTGGTCGTCTAATTTTCTAGCTAGTCTAGCCATTAAGTCTAATGCATCAACACCAGTTCCGTCTGAACCTAATAGGTCGACTGAATTGGTTGCATGTGACAATGTTGCATCTGCTGTAGCACTATCAGAACCAATGATATGGTCTGGGCTTGAAGCTGATACACCTGAGAACATAGATGCTAACACAGCAGCATCGTATGAATCTTTTAGAGCATAAGCTGCACTTGAGGATGCAACTTCCTTGAAGTTTACATGTGACATGTTAGTTTCAATATCATCTACGATGAATTTGAAAGCTTTAGCACTATCAACAACGAGGTTTAACTCTTGGTCTGTCAACTTAGTAGCAGTTGTGTCTGAACCTCTAGTATAGTCTGATACTGAGATTACAGGCTCTTTGATAATCTTTACTGAGTCTCCGAAAGCAGATATTTCACCAGCATAGTCGGTGTTTGTAATAGCTTCTACCACACTCGCTTTTCTGAAAAAGTTTAAAACCTTTCTAGAGTAAACGGAAGGTAAGAAGAAACTATTAGCTTGTCCACTTACGGAGTTAGCAAAGTTAGCATCGGTATCGGTTGAAGGCTCAAAATATTGTGCCATGATACTTACTCCTTTAAGTTAAATAGTTAATCTCTGATAATTCTACCTTGTTGCATGGCCTCTGATATTTCTTGTTCAAACTTATCAAATTCATCCATGCTCAAAGCATTTATCTCCTTTTCTGTCCATACTCTCTCCTGCTTAGGGTCAACTGTTGTTGTTTTAGTTGATACCATATCAGCAGCAGATTGAACAGGCTTTTGAGAAACTGGCTTTACACTTGGGAGTTCTATGCCTAAATCCTTTTTAAATAAATCTAAAGCTCTTGATGCTAAGTCTGCATCTTCAGCATTGTTATAAATCCAATCCTGGATAGATTGAGGTTGTTCTTTAGCCCAACTATGAAAATCATCACTATTGCGAATATCATCAAAGTCAGGATGTCTTTCTCTCAATCTTCTTTCAGCCTCACCTTTCTTCATCTTGACTTCATTCCCTTTCATGTCTGCAATGATTTGTTCTAAATCTTGAACTCTCTCATTACTTTGTAAGTGAGCTACAGTTTCTGCAACTGCATAAAAGTCAGGATGTTCCTGTTTAAACTTTTCAAGTTCTTCTAAAGACTTTGGAGGTTGATACTGAGCTTTCGCTTCTTTTCTCAACTCTTGTTCTTTAACTTTGAACTCTTCGAGTTTAGAGTCATAATGTCTTTTTAAGTCATCATAACGTTTTTTATAGTCAGGCTTCTGATAAGGAGTATCTGTTGATAACTCCTGTTTCTTAGATTCTAACTCCTCAGTATTAACATTCTCAGCTTGAGTTATGTCGTTACTGTCGAATAATCTATTCTTAGGTTCTTCAAAGAATAAACTATCATCTGCTGAGACAAACTTTTTGTCATCAGGTTTATGCCAAGATTTTTTTTGGTTATAAGGATTGGCTTGTTCCTCTTTTTGTGCGACTTGATTGTCTGCCATTTTTCTCTCCTTACTCAGGGCTTCGTTACAAGGTAGCTCTTTGTCGACAAGAGGGCTTGTTGTAAAGGTAGCCTTTCTGGTGTTTGTGTAGGGGCTATCGAATGATAGGTAGCCTACGGTTTATTATCTGATGGGTATACCACCTGAAATCATAGCATCAGCGATTCTCTTTTCAGTATCTTCAACTTCTGCTTTATTCAAGTCGTAGGTTTTTTCAGGGTCAGTAGATTGGATTGTCTCCTCTCTAACGTCCTGCATCATAAAACCCCCATCTCTTCTTGCTTGTCTTTCCATTGGTGCATCTGCATTCATCTCGGCTTCTTCCATCATTCTTTGAAGGTTGTCAGCTCCAATTTCTTGCACAGCTTTCGCAGTAAAGACAAACTCTCCATCCGATAACCTTGCAGGTATCGAATCAGAGACTCCTGAGCCAGGGCCTTCTACAGCACCAGACCCAGCAAATTCTGTTGCGACTTCCATGACTTTATCAAAAATCATGCTTAGTCTGTCATCTTGTTCTAATTTTTCTAATAAGTATTTTTCTTCACTTTCGGATAAAGATTCTTCTACAACGAAATCTAAATATTCATTTTCCATATCTTCATCAGACTTCATAGGTTCTGCCTTTGGCATTTCCTCGTCCATCTCTTTTGGTGCAATCATAATAGCTACACCACCTTCGTTTAAATCCATTCTCTTAACTACTTCAGGAGCTTCCTTTGCAAGCTTTTTTAAACCTTCATTAGGTAGAGCTTCTATTTCGTCTGGTGATAAAATACTTTCTGCCATCTTATTTCTCCTTGGCTCTTCCTATGTTTAGGGCAAACCAATCAATAACTTTGTAAGCTTTGCTTACTAAATTGTCATCATGTGGAGTAGGTGTTAAAGCTGCAATCATTGAACAGATTGAAACTATCCATGGAACTACTCCAACTATTTTTAAAATTGTATCTAATATATCTAACATTATTGTTCTCCTCTAGTTAATGCTTCTTTAATTTTTTGTGGTAACTTATCTAAGCTATCCAGCAAATTCATCTTCCCCTGGAGTCGGTACATTACCTGTTCCGATTGTGCCACCACCAGTTCCTTGACTATCAAGTCCTGCTGGTGCTTGAGGTACTCCTTGAACCCCTCCCATTGGGGATGGTTGACCAGGGGATTGAGTTTCTTCGCTAACGTTTTGTCCAGCATTTTGCATTCCTATTATTTGTGCCATCAATGCAGCTTCTTCAGGGTCGTTCAGAATTTCATCTGGGTCTAAATCCAAGCTGTAGGCAAGTTCACTAACCAATTTAGAAATCTTAACAAATGGTGCAATAGCAGGATTTTGTGCAGTTTGTAAGAACATAGTAAGTCTTTGACTTCTAACTTCTTTTTGCATCAAGCTATTTGTACCAGTAGCTC